TTATGGCTTATCCATCTATTTGGATGGAAACATCTTGTATGGCTCTTATGGAAGCCATGTCAGCAGGTATGCTCTGTGTTCACTCGAACCTTGGCGCTTTGTCTGAAACCGCAGCAAATCTAACCTTCATGTATCAGTACGAGGAAGATCCACATAAGCATGCAAGTAAGTTTGCAACACTACTTGATATCGCTATCGAGAACTATTGGTCTGAAAAAACTCAGGCCTTTCTCGAGATGCAAAAGTCGTATGCCGACATGTTTTATAACATCGATTCTAAGATGCCTCAGTGGGAAGCTTTAATCCGAAGCCTGCTGAACGAGCCTCGTTGTCTACCTCAGGCTGAGAAGGATATGTTCACCTATAAAATTTAAGGGTTTACATATTTTCCAGTATAATATAAATAAGTAGTATGGACAAAGGCACTTTATGGATAATGTAATTCAGTTCCCTAAGGGTAAGCTCGGATCGCCTCCTCAGTCTATAGAGGAAGTGATTGAAGCGGTTGAAAATTCCCGGCGTGAACATATCGAAATGTTCATGTCGCTTATGATTCCTTTTGTCTTCCAAAAGGCTTGTGATGAAGGTTTTGACATCACACAAGATCAATGCATCAAAACAAATACATTCTTCGTCGAATCGCTTAATGCGGTTCTTTGTAAGGCTGCTGGTATGCACCATCCTATTCATGATGTTGTGGATGAAATCGCCGACGGTCTTCTTGATGACGAGGACGATGAAGTAAAAGCTGAAGAAATTCCTGAGAATCTAATTTAAGGATACTATATAATGTTTGTGATTGATCTCAATCAAGTGATACTTTCTAATATCATGATGTCAATGACTAAAGGCGCTGGTGAAATTGATGAAAATTTGATCCGCCACTTTGTTCTGAATTCCATTCGTTCATATAACGTAAAGTTCCGAGAGGAATATGGTGAGATGATCATCGCATGTGATGATAAGAACAATTGGCGCAAGCAATTCTTCCCTTATTACAAGGCCAACCGTAAGCGCGATCGTGAAGCTTCGTCCATTGATTGGAACGGCATTTTCACCGCACTCAATAAGGTTCGTGAGGAACTCAAGACCTTCTTCCCTTATCGTACAATTCAAATTGATACAGCCGAGGCTGACGATGTCATTGGTGTACTCTGCAATGAGTTCGGCAATACATCTGAAAAGATTCTGATTGTGAGTGGTGATAAGGATTACCGCCAACTTCAGACATTCATGAATGTCCGACAGTATGATCCTGTTCAGAAAAAGTGGGTGGTTGAAAATAACCCAGAGCGTTATCTCAAGGAACATATTCTGAAGGGTGACTCGGGCGACGGTATTCCTAACTTCCTTTCGCCTGATGATACCTTTGTTATGAGGACTCGTCAAAAGCCTGTCTCTCAGAAAAAGCTTGATGAGTGGGTAAAACAAGATCCTCGTCAGTTCTGCGACAGTACAATGCTCAGTCGCTATAACCGTAACGAGATGATGATCGATCTGACCAAAATTCCTGAGAATATTAAGATTGCTGTAATGGAATCCTATCATACTCAGGCTAACAAGAGCCGTGAACACCTTTTCAACTACTTTGTTCAAAATAAGTTGAAGAATCTTATGACTGATTTGAACCAATTTTAAGGACTGACATGCAACGCAAAGCTATTTCTTGGATTTTAGATTTTACATCCAAGCTTCCTAATGAAGATGAAAAAATCAATTGCCTCCGAGCAAACGGTATACCTCAAATCCTGGATGTGTTAAAACTGACCTATGATCCACGAGCAAAATGGCTTCTACCTCCTGGTGCACCGCCGTATACTGTAAATGAGTCCAAAGGTAATCTTGATCAAAGATTCTATTCTGAAATTCGTAAGCTTTATTTGTTTATCGAAGGTGGCAATCCAAACCTAAATCAGATTAAACGTGAAAGTTTGTTTATCTCAGTACTTGAAAATGTTCATCCTGAGGACGCAAAGCTCCTTCTTTCGATGAAGGAAAAGAAACTTCCCTATTCAGGACTTAACTCAAAACTCATTCTAAAGGCTTTTCCAGGACTCTACTAAATGGCTAAAAGGGCATTCAAAAACAACCGCTTTGAGCAACTCGGCGATGATTACGATGGCTATGAAAATGGTTATCATGATCGACTAATTGAACACCGCAAAAACAAACGTTTTAGAAACGCGCTCCGATCGAATGATGTTAGTTCTCTGATGGCGCTTGATGAAGATGAGTATTACGATTAATGCCTATTTACACATTTCGCAATACCGAAACAGATGAGACTTGGGATGACTTAATGTCAATCTCATCTATGGAGTCGTATCTGCAAGAAAATTTACATATTCAGCAGGTGCTTTATGCACCTACAGTAATCTCTGGAATCTCTGGGGTCACTCATAAGAATGACTCTGGCTTTAATGACATGATGTCTAGAATTGCTTCGGCGAACCCAACCTCACCACTGGCCACAACATATGGTGATAAAAGTACCAAAGCAGTAAAAACACGTGAGGCAGTTAAACGACAGAAGGAGCGTCAAGTAAGATCTGTCACATAATTTTGTTATGTTCCTGTGAAAACCTTAACACCGAAACAGGAGCACCCGGTATGGTTGCAAAAAACGAGCGTTTAACAAGAAGACAAAAAAGACTATCGGAAAAAGGAATTGAAAGAGAAAATCAAGTAACGAAATTCCCAACAATGACGAGTCTGAATTTTGACATTAAACACGTAGATCCTATTACATTAAATCAGGTTCGTGCTTTTAATGCCTACCAAAATAAAGAAAACCTATGCCTTCATGGTTGTGCTGGAACGGGTAAAACCTTCCTCTCAATCTATTTGGCTCTTAACGAAATCGAAGATAAACGCTCAAAGAAAAGAAAACTGGTTATCATTAGAACTGCTCAACCATCAAAGCAAATTGGTTTCCTTCCTGGAACCGAAAAACAAAAACTAGAAGTTTATGAAGCACCTTATAAGGCAATATGTGCCGAACTCTATCACCGTGGTGATGCTTACGATATCCTAAAGCAAAAGGGCATCATTGAGTTTCATTCGACCTCATTCCTTCGCGGTACAACCATCGATGATGCAATTGTCCTCGTTGATGAATGTCAGAATCAATCCTACCAAGAACTAAGAACCGTTATCACACGTTTAGGTGATAACTCTCGTATCATTCTCTGTGGTGATACCAAGCAGGATGATCTTACATCTGAACGCTTCAAGGAAACATCCGGTCTTCGTGACATAATGCGTGTCTTTGATCAGATGAATCAACTTGAAACTATCCAATTTGAGGTTGACGACATCGTACGAAGTGGTTTTGTCAAGTCATTCATTATAGCAGAAAACGAACTAGGTTTATACTGATGTACGTATCGTTCGAAGAAAGTGTGAAAGCCGTGTGGAGGGATCTCCTCCACCGGCATCGCCATGCGTTCTATGATGATGACAAGACTCTACAACCTCTCCTCTTAGGGCTGGTAATGAACCTCGAAAAGATGTATCCGTTCCTAACGGAGGATCGCAATGATTCGTGAAAAATTGTTTTACATATTTTATGATATGTTGTATAAAGGATATTGGCCCTGGCTAACTATGTGAGGATATAAAATGAATAAGCGTGAATTCGTGTTGAGGTTCGTCATTGCGCGGGCTTCTAATGATTCAGTGTCAAAGTCCACGATTGAAACTGCAGTTCATATGTGGGAACTGATAAATTATATTGTTCCGGAAGAGAAGAATGAAATGCGGTTTCATGGAAAGACTCTGAGTCAAATGAACGACGATGAAGTCAAACGGATGGAAGCTTGGATCGATAAAAATATCCCAGCAGATATCAGTTTCTGAATGTTCAATCTTAATCTTATCGAGCTCAAAAAGCTCGAAAGAGTCGATTCGCCCTCTGGAAGGACTTATGTCACTCCGGAGGGCAAGTCGTATCCATCTGTCACGACAGTCCTTAGTAAGATGCTTGATAAATCAGGTCTTGACGAGTGGCGAAAACGTGTAGGTGAGAAGGAAGCCGATAAGATATCTCGGTATGCAGCCAACCGTGGAACTCGAGTTCACGAACTCTGCGAAGATCTTGTTTTAAATAAGCCGGTTGATCTGAAGGGCTTGATGCCGATTCCTCTGTCTCTATATCGGCAGTTTGAGCGAAAGCTTACTGAGAATGTAGACAACGTACGAGGCTCGGAACTTTTCTTATATTCCGATAAGTTTAAAGTCGCCGGATCAACCGATCTCATTGCCGATTGGAATGGCATCACCTCTATCATCGACTTTAAGACGTCTGGTAAGTTTAAGAAGAAGGAATGGATTGATTCCTATTTCTTACAATGCGCCCTCTATGCGTTCATGTTTTGGGAGCGCACTGGAATCATCTGCAATCAGATTGTCGTCATCGTTGGAGTCGAGATGGCTCAGGAGGCTCAGGTGTTTGTGGAGGACCTCCGGACCTGGTTGCCTCAGGCGAAAGAACTTTGTAAAAAATTCCATCAAAACAATTTTACTTAATTTCCTTCCGATGATATAACTAATATATCAATTGGAAAGGAAACACAATGACCAAGTTCAATGCCTTCGATCGCTCCAATCTCAAGGCTCTTCGTGCCGAGATGGAAGCCTTGCTCTCGAAGTATGGCGTGTCGTCCAACCTGGAATTCACCGTCGGTTCGATGAAGTTTTCCTCGGCTGAGGTGGAAATTAAGGTGACCGCCAAGATCCAGGGTGCCAAGACTTTCAAGGATGTCATGCTGGAATCTCGGGTCAAGACTCTCGGCCTCGTGATGGAAAAGAACGGCGCCCGTCTGGTTCGCTATGATACCAAGAAGTTCAAGTTCCCTTTCATCTACGAAAAGGGCGGCAAGCTCTACAAGACGACGGAAGATCATGCCCGTCTGATGTTTGCGGCCTAATTGAAAGGACTGTATCATGAAGTATCCTGAACTGAAGTGGGTTGTGTTCTGCATGTGGCGCAATTTGTCCTATTGGGAACCCATCGCCGCATTTAACTCCGAATCCGTGGCCCGCAGTTACATGGATGACTGTGAGTATGTTAACGGTGAATTTGTGACATACAAGGTCGAGGAGACTACCAATGACTAAAACCAATCCAGAAATTGGTGAGTTGTTGACTCAATTGCGTCAGTCCTGCAAACGTATGGCCGTGACCATCGAACCTAACGATTCGAGTAGGTGGCCTGAAATTGAGGCAGTTCTTTATGATATGTGCAGCAACATCATATACGTTTGCCTTTCTCCTCTCGCAAAGCGTTAAGTAAAGGATCGTTGATGCCTGATCTTTCCAACTTCTCAAAGCCTAGGAAGAGCAAGTTTAGTCGTAAAGCTCTGGCACTTCCTGGCATTTGCTATAAGAACAACTTTATGGTCGGCTTTGAGTGGCCTTATGTCAACTCCAAAGGTGACATGCATGTTACCTCGATGACTGAATCTGGGTGGGCTTGTACCTGCATGGGTTTCACTCATCACGGTAAATGTAAGCACATCACAGCGGTTCATGAAAGGATCATCTGTGAAGACGCTGCATGACTACATCGATGAGTTGGATCGCATCCGTAACTTTTCTCACGATGGTGCATCTGAGCTTGTTGAGATGCAGGAGCGCATCATGAAACGTAGGATGCGGCAGCTGTTTACACGTGAGCAGCTGATGGAGTATAATATCTTCTTCGATGACGATTTTTAGGTTTACCTAATTTCCTAGTTATGATAAAAGTAATCTATCAATTGGAAGGACCTATATCATGAAGCCTCAAATCCGTCTCCGTGATCCGGACTATTTTCAGATCAATCTTAACCTCAGCACCATTTTCAGCACCGATATCGGTATCGCTGTGATGCGCTTTGTCGCCCTGCAGAATCTTTTTGCTAGCCTGATCTAAGGAATTCAAGATGAAACTCATTGGCCCTCTTATCGCTATCGTCGGCTTCTGCATCATCTATGGCACGGTTGGTGCCTCAGATCATGATCTGACTATGTCGATTACGCAGATTATGCTTCAGATTCTGGCTGGTATCGTCGTTATGGGTATCGGCATCTATAATATGAGGTAATCGCTATGACGATGCATCTTCTCGGACCTCAGTATAACAATACCTCCACACGCAAACGTAAATCATCAGTCAAGCTTACTGGTAAGTTTATCAGTGAGTTCAATGACTACAATCGCGGCATGCGGCGGATGGGATCAACTGAAATGTCCCTTGACGATTATATTCTATATCGCCAGGGGCGTCTTAAAGTCGCTGCTAAGAAGGGTAAGGCTTTGTCGGTTGAGTACCAGGTATCGGATCATCGTAGTCGCTACCCATCTGCTGGAACCGGCATCGGTGTGGCTAGCAGTAAGCGAGAGCAGGTCTATACTGGTACTTATGTCAAGGGCATTGGTACGCTTCACAAAAGCAATAGCGTCCCTGTCACTAGTAACGAGGACGCTATCGCGATTGCGCAAATGCGGCGATCTTAGATTAGCCGCCGCGCTTTGGTTTTTCCTTCCAGATTACACCACCTAGACCACCGACAAAAAGCGCTCCAATGAGCCACTGAATGTTGGTTGACATGAGGGTTGCAACTTCTGCTGGAAAGTGAACCGGTACGAGTACGAGTGACATCGCCAGAGCAATGGCCACGATGCCCATCCAAGTCGTCTTTTCGGCAAGACGTGCTTTAAGCCATACGAAAATGTTATCCATTTTTCTAACTCCTTGTTGTGGACAATTTTATTTATAAAAACCGTTTTACTTAATTTCTTGGTTATGATAAAAGTAATTTATCAATTGGAAAGGAAAGCGTAATGGGTACTCGATCAACTATCGCTCTGGAACGTGCTGACGGAACTGTCATTCAGGTATATTGCCATTGGGATGGTTATCTTAGCGGCGTTGGCGCCGAACTTTATAACCACTATAATACACCTGAGAAGCTTGAGGAACTCTTGCTGATGGGTGATATGAGTACACTCGGTAAGGATCTTGAGAACACCATATTTTATCATCGCGACCGTGGTGAGGATATGAGTCTTCAAACCTTTCAAAACTACGACGAATTCCGAGTTTATGGTGACAACCAAGGATATAACTATCTGATGAGCAATGGCGAGTTGTTTTACTCACGTGAAAGCCGTGTGTGGAAGCCTCTCACCGAAACCTTGGTTGAACCCGAGTAAAACTTTTTAAAAGCCGTTTTACTTAATTTCCACTTTGTTATAAAACTAAACTATCGGTTGGATGTCCCGACTGACTCTTGAAGGAAAATATATCATGGCACACGAACTTGAACTGGTTAACGGCGTTGCTCAAATGGCTTATGCTGGTCAAACTCCCTGGCATGGCCTCGGCAAGCAGGTTCCCTCGGATCTGACTCCGGAACAGATGCTCAAGGCAGCAGGTCTTGACTGGAACGTTTATACTGCTCCGGTTTATGCCGAAGTTGCAGGTAAGCGGATTGATCTGCCGAAGCAGGTTCTTGTTCGTGACCGCGACCATAAGGTCCTGGATGTCATCAGCGATGACTGGATTCCAATGCAGAACTCTGATGCCTTTGAATTCTTCGACGAATTTATTGCCGCAGGTGACATGGAAATGGAAACCGCTGGTAGTCTCAAGGACGGCAATATCGTCTGGGCTCTGGCTCGTATCAAGAACAGCTTCGAACTCTTTGGTGGTAAGGATGTTGTGAACGGTTACCTTCACTTCACCAATCCTCACCAGTACGGTCGCTCGATCGATGTCCGTTTCACTCCGATCCGTGTGGTGTGCAATAACACACTGACTCTGTCGCTGAACACGAAGACTGAAAACTTCGTCAAGGTTAGCCATCGCCGTGAGTTCCTCGTTGATGAGGTGAAGCAGGCTCTGGGTATCGCCAGCGACAAGCTTGCCAAGTACAAGGAAATGGCTCAGTTCCTTTCCACCAAGCGCTTCACCGGTGAGAAGATCGAGGAATACTTTGCTCGTGTTTTCCCGGTTGCTACTTCGAAGGCTGATAGCCGTAAGGAAATCTCCAAGGCTCACCGTATCGTCCGTGAGTGTGTTGACACTCAGCCGGGTGCTGAACTTGGTGAAGGTACCTGGTGGCAGGCATTCAATGCCGTGACCTACTACACCGATCACCTTGCTGGTCGTAGCCAGGACACTCGCCTCCAGAGCGCTTGGTACGGTTCGAATAAGAACCTCAAGGCTAAGGCTCTTGAACTGGCCGTGGAAATGGCCGATGTCGGCTGAGATCGAAAAGATCGAAGATGAAATCGAAACCGCAATCGGAGAGCTCTATCGTGGGTTCTACCGATTGCGGAAACTCGAGGCCTATCAAGAAGAATATGACAACATGGGTGCATTAATGAATATGCTAATGCAAGACCGAATGCATCTTCTTGAGACCTATGGAGTGAATCCATGATCTTGCGTGATTATACCCCAGCTGATGTGAGGCGTTACCGCGATGAAACTGGTTGCAGCGGGCTTGAAGCGAAGGGCGAATTCGAACAACGGTTTCTCATTCGCACCGTGCGAGAAGCTCGATTGACCAATGACTTTGATCTTTTGGGATTGGTTGTCGAAGAATTGATCTCAAAGATGAGGTTTGACCGATGAAGCCAAAGACCGCATATCTAATCGATGAAAACGACGATTGGACCCATGAACCTCGTTGGGTATGGTACGCAGAAAAGGATGTGCCAACCTGGAAGATCGAACACAGGGATTCGTCCAAAGTCAAGCGAATCGTTTATTGGGAGATTGAAGAATGACTTATGTAATTGGTGTTGTTATCTCTGCTCTTATTTGGGCTTTGATTGCTGGTCTGTATACCGATAAACTGTTCTATCGGGATGCAAATCCCATGAGATCATATGAAAAAGGTAAGGGTCGCATTCTTGATGATGAACGCGTATGGTGGTACTGTGGTGCAGCGGTGTGTGCAAGCTTGGCCTGGCCAATTGCTTTGGGGGTTGCAGTAGTCGTTGTAGGACTTGGTGGGCCCGTATATGGTATCTTTAAACTCGGCCGAAAGATTGCTAAGCGGAAGGAAACGAAATGATTGGTGATATTTGGCTCATTGGGACTGTTATTAGTCTTTGCGTTCACACCATTTATGCTGGGATGAAATCGGAACGTTATACTGGTTATAAAGGTACTGAACGTCTGTTGAATTACATCGTTGGCTCAGCT